ACAATAGCAAATACAGCAAACATCTTACTAGCTTTACCACCTGCCCCTGAAATAGTAGGAACTAAATGTACTGTCTCACCATCTTTAAAATGTTTAATTAATAGCATATCAGCAGTAATTTGATTTAAATCTTTATCAAGCAAAGAAAATGACTCATTTGCTTCATCAGAGTTTACTTCTACCATGTATTTAGCAAATTTAGGATGTACACCTTTAAGATAGTCTATAACATCTGAAGCTACATTAGCATCAAAAGAATATACTTTTTGATCAAAGAATTTATTATATGCTGAGTGTACTTTAAGATTAATTAACAAGATGTTCTTCCTTAAACTCATCAAATATGAGTGCGTCTACGTTATGGTCTAACCAGTATATATAAAACTTATTATCAAACCCTACTAAGAATCTATATTCTTGAAAAGCTGCGCTGACTTTATCTTCTTTACTTGGAATGGGATTTTCATCACCAGGGTGTGAGTGAAAAATACCCCATATATTTTCGTCATGCCTTACTAAATCTGCTGGATCTAGTATAAAACTATCTTTAGGGGCTGGAGATATATTTGCACAAGGTATGTAAGTAAAATCTTTAGTAACAATACCCACACACTCTCTAGGATAATCTAACATAGAGTGTGCGTTCATATCTTCTTTTAACTTTATAAATCTTTCCATCTATACACCCCCGTAGTATATTGTTTATAATAATTTCCATAGGGAGCTACCCAACTAGTATGATCAATCATTGTTTGTAGTATCCTATTTCTATCAACATATAGAGCACAATGATTTGTTACATTAGTAGCTCCTAAACTCATAGTTATAAGATCATAAAGTTTAGGTTCTCCCCTAATCTTTCTCCAACCATAAGTTGCAGTATTAGCACCGCCTTCTTCAAAATACCGTGTATGAGTCTTACTATACCAATCTTCATCAATAATTTTACAAAAATGATCACTAGTATACGGTATGTCTATGTTTAATTCATTTAGATACACTAATTTACAGAGATTAAAACAATCAATCCCTGTCTCAGCATTATTACCTAAATGTAAGTATGGAAAATCTTTGTATTTATTATACCAAGTTGTCATGTCTATAAATCGAATGTATATTCTCTACCCAATAGTCTGATAGAGTTTCCACACGCGAAATTCCCCCTTCTTCGATGTGTAGCATTTTGGATGGCATTAANTACATTCCAAAATGTATTACTAAATTTGTTTTTTCTGACTTAAATGCTATTACATCATAATCTTTAGCGTTTGTCAAACTTACTTTTTTAGCACATTGAGCTGCCCAATTATCTATACTAGTTGTAGTAAATTCTTTAATCCAATGCTTAGATAGGGGATAATCAGGCAAAGAAAATTCTAAATTCAATTCGTTGTAATAAAAACTTTTAATTAGTGTTATACAATTTACACTATCATAAGAATGTGGTAGACTTATATACTTTCGTACCATGAGGCAAACTCCGGAAAAGTTTCAACAAATGATTCATTACGTAGCTTATCTACTCTTTCAGTTTCTTGTTTAAAAGCTAATAGCTGACTACTTTCATCTGCGCTGGTCATATAACTTAGCCAATTTTTTATTTGTTCTAAGTCATGTGATGTTAAAATTGGTCTATACTCTTTTATAAATTTTTTATATATATTAAGTACTTGTTGTTTAGACTCTTTAGGTAAACATGTAACTTTTTGGTATGAAGGTTCTATCTGAGTTGACCCATAAAAATCAAAACTATTACGTTTACACCATATAATAAGATCAGGCATAGAAGTTATACTATATATATTTATAACACAACTAACTGTTTGTATATGTTCTTTAAACATAATAGCATGTTTTTCGAATTTAGGCCAGGATAATCCTTTCCTAGCATACTCTACTCGGCTTCCATATCCTTCAATACTAGGCCAGATAGACACTTTTTTAAAATTAGACCATAGTTCGGTAAGATCATATTTTTTAAATTTAGAATAACTTAAGTTTGTATTATAACTAACATGTATATTTTTAGCGTAACCCGATTCAATTAGTAGAGTAAGCATTTTGTAATGACCCTCTTGTACAAAAGGTTCACCTCCTGCAAAATATATTTCTTCTAGATTAGGTATATATTGCGGTACATCTTTCCAAAAATCTTCATTATCAGTAAAATAATCTATGGTCTTAGACCATTTAGGATCGTCACTATCTTTGTACCAACTAGTAGAAGCATAAGGTCCACACATTCTGCATTTAAAATTGCATAGATTACCAAATCTAATATCTAAATATGCAGGAGTTACATCTAGGCTACCATCACTATTAGTTTTATCTTGTAGATGAGCATAGTGATTAAAACGATCATTAGCAGTGATTCTATTACTTCCACTACCTTGTTTTTCTTTATCATAACAAGCATTTTTACACTCAGTAGGTATTATTCCTTTTAATAAATTTAAACGAGCTTGTTTATAATCTTCACTATTCCAGATCTCTCCTAAAGATTGTTTATAAGTACCCATAACTCTTGTACCTTGAGCATACTCAGCGTGGCAGCATATATAAAAATTACCGCTCAAACTACCAAAAATATGCATCCAAGGAAGTATACAACCTGTTATATTATTGCTTGGGAATTGTTCGTCCTGTTGCAGGGAAGCCTCCAAAATGTATTCCATTATTTCTAAGAGTGCAGGCTAAGATATTTTTACCACATATATCACCTTCTGGACCTGAAGCAGTTGTATTATCTACTCCTATAGGATTAGTATTAGCAGTAAGAGAAGTCCCAGGTATAGTACCACCTGCAGGTCCAGGATACTGACACTCTTCACCTTTATACTGCCATTGACAAGTATTTTTATAGTATTTACGTCTAGGAGTTACTTGTTTAAAATACTGTAACCATGTTACTAGTCCAAATCTTGCAGTATCATCTCCTAAAGATTCTAACTGATCTATCTTGAATCTATCTTCAATATATGACTCAGTATCTACATCAGCGTTAATTACATAAATAGGATCACCTACAGCAGTATTTGCTTCTAGTGCATTAGATAAGAATAAAAATCTATTTTCTTCTATTGTTTGAATAGTACCAGAAGTAGAACCTTTTATAGATTTTACACTATCCCCTACTCTATAGGGCATAGCATTATATACTTCAATAACATTACCAGTGATATATTTAGCAGCACTATGTTCAGGCCAAACATCTAAAAAATTAGCAAAAGTAGTTTTAATATTTACTACAGCACCTTGCAAATCTCTAGAGTCAGTTTTAAGTTCTCTCCAATCACCCTCTTTACTACCTGTTTGAATAACAGTTTGTTCATAATTCCAAGAAGCATTAGATTGTCCATAGTATCCTACAATAGAGCTATCATAAACAAAACCATTAGCCCTTGCTCTAGTTAGAGTATCAAAAGCTATTTCTCCTACATTTCCTACCTCTGCAGGACTAAAGTTAATAGTCCTAGGATCTATACCATTACAAGGTACTCCGTTAACATTAGCTACACATGCCCATGTTGTATTATTACCTACAATAAAAGGGTCTTCTACTAAAGCAGAAATAAGATTATCTACATTAAAAACAGTTAATGTAAGTTCATTAATTTTACCATCAGTACCTTGACTAAGACTAGAAATATCTACAGGAAAAGGTATATAAGAATCTCCATCATATGTTACATTATAGTGCAAATCAGATATTAAATCACCTGCTACATCTGCAAATTTTAAAGGAAAATTAACAGGCCATGCTCTACCTTCTCCATCACCAGTAGGTAATCCTTCAGGAGTAGGAGGAAACCACTCTCCCGGATAGTATATTTCATACAGTCTTACTATAGGATTCTGAATAAAAGCATTTTTTTCTGCTATGAAAGGGCTAGGAGCTTGTGATGCTATACTAGAAGTAGCAGTAGTTGTTTCACTAGCAAATACATTTGATTTAAAAGGAACACTAAGAGTATTCAATACACCGTTTGCAGTACCACTTATAACAACAGACTTAGAAGTAACTGTTTCACTAGTATGAAATTCTTGTAATACGTTATTTAGTTTAACTTTTATTTGTTTAGTTGCCTGAGTAACATTAGCAATAAAACCAACAGTAGCACTAGTACTACCAACAATAGCATTACCAGGAATGAAATTAGAAGAATCTGCTACAGTTAAAATTACATCATAGTTTCTAGCAGTCATTAGTCATATGTCTCTTTCAATTTAAAACCAACCGAATAAATATTCTCAGTCAATGAAGGACCAGACGAAAGAACTTGTGTTATACTAAGATCTCCATCAAATCTTGCACTAATTGTACCACTTTCATTTAGATGTGACAAGTCAAAACTAAAAGATTCAAAATCTCCACTTCTAGCGTTATAAAAATTTTCAATAGCAGTTCTTTCTACTCCTGAAATATTAGTATATTTTAAGTCATAAGAGCGAAGAGGTCTTCTTGATTTTAGTCGTCTTTTTTCATATCCTGCTTCTGAAGTAAATGTAGAAGTAGCAAACTTTTTAGTAGTGGTAAAACCTCCATCAGGTTTTCTATCAGCCATAGAGTTAAATCTATCAGATACAGAAACATCTGAGTCAAATATACGTATAGATAAAGTATCCTCACTATCAATAGCTCCTAAAGGAGACCCACCAATCACAGTAGCAGTAGTAGTAAGAACATTATGAATTGCTCCTCTATATCTCGCACCATCTGCCATTCTTATATAGTCAATTTTACCTTTATATCTTTCTTGACTAGCAACAGAGCCGCCATCTACAGAATTATTAGCACCAATAATTAAAGAACCGCCCGGAAAAGGAGTTACTGCAGGATTATAATTTAATGATTTAACTAGTGCATTAGCCACATAGAGTCGTAAATTAGCAGTAGTTTTATCGTAAGATACAGCTACTTGATAACTAGTACCTCCATTACAGTTACCACCATATATTTCTGTTATACTATTTGATTTATTTATTATAAAACCTATAGTAGAATTTGATCCTACTGTGCGTAGAGCATAATAGTTTGTACCACTATTATGACGAGCTAATATAGTTTGATTAGAACTCATACTAGATCCTGAATCAGGAGTTATAATAGTATCAAAAGTAAATGATTTCTCTTCTCCTACATTAAAATCATTACCTGAACCTGTTACAGCTATATATTTAGAA